TGTATTATTTATATTTGCAACATCAAAATAGCGTGACTGTGACACGTTACAAACAAAGGAGGATTAAATATGAAAACTTCATCTTACACACAGGACACATTAGTAATAGAGAACCCCTCACAAAAGCTTCTTGAATTTGTGAGGGAATTGGAGCGTAGGAAATGTGAAACCAAAAATGAACTTTTAACTAAAAAGGATAAGTATTTCCCCGCTAAGAAAAAGTAATGAATATCACACTGCCTATTGAGTGCTCTGACGGACACCAATACCTTCTAAAGCTTACTGACTGTAAGAATATACCAATTGATTCGACTATTGAAATTGTAGATATAGCTCTGATTTCAATGTCCAAGACAGAAATTATTAATAATGCAGGAACCTTAAATAGAATAGCGTCAATACTCTTCAATTTTTTGGATGAAAATGATGTTATTCTATATTTTTATTGTTCTAAAGACCCAATAAAGCAAAGAGATACTAGAGGAAAAATGTCATATCAACAATACCGCAGTTTTTTATTTACTTCTATGTTTGATAGAACGACTCGACATCATAAGGGGGAGTTTATAAATAAGTCTATTATTTTAAAAGATATGATATATGGCGATCACTATATCCACCTTATAGCTCAATCAAAGCACTCCGATAAATTGGATAAGCTTGAAGGAGAACTCAACACATTCAATAAGTAAGCAGGCGGACTAACATCCGCCTTTCTTTTTGCCCGTTTCTCTTATTTCCATCCATAATTACCTCAAACTTCCTATTTACAGGGAAAGAAATAGCAAATTTCCCACAATTGGCGAATTGTGGTTCATTCGCAATCTGATAATTTTCATATAGACTCACCGCATTGTATTTTTATGCTGATTTAAAAAGATTTGCATAAAAGAACTAATCATGAAAGAAAAAATTTTCCAAGCTTTAAAACTAGCGTACTCAAATCTAGGGTTAAGCGATGAAATTTTGCAGGGACAGGCTGACGCTTTATCTGCATTAGGCCTAGTAACTGAAGATAACTTGGCAACTGTTGTACAGGGGCAAAAAACGTTTTTAACCTCTCTTCAGAGCGGTATTGATAGACGGGTAACTGATGCTGTCAATAAAGCAAAGGAGAAAGAGGCTGCAGGTGGGGGCGAGCAGAACAAACAGCAACCAGAAAACGAGGAGCCGGAGTGGTTCAAAAAGTACAAGGCTGAACAGGAACAGCGTTATTCCACGTTAAAAAACGAGAATGACGCATTTAAGGCTGAAAAGTCACGTGCTGAGAGAAACAGTCTAATCTCTTCAAAAGCAAAAGAACTGGGTATCCCTGAATGGCGAATGAAAGAAGGTTTTGCTATTTCTGACGAAATGGATGAAACGGCAATTACGACCTATCTTTCAGGCATCAAACAGAATATTGTTACCGCAGGGCTTGAAACAAAAGATTCGGCATTCCCTTTATCCACTCCAGCTGAAAAAGGCAAAGAAATGGCTAAACAGTGGGCGGAAGGATTGCCAGACGCTAATTAAAAACAAATACTATGGCTATTGAATTTGAAAAAGGACAGATTAAAGGCGGATTCCCCGTATTTTGGAGAGGTGAGTGTAAAGTTATCCCTGGGGATTTCAAAATCAAGCAGACATTTCCAGAAGGTACTTTGATCAGAAAAGGTACTCCAATTGCGTTGGATTTTGCAAATATGGAGTGCACAGTATGTAAGGCTGTTAAGATCGTATCTGGAGGAACAACTTCTGCTCCGCGAATTGTAAAAGGAAGTTTGGTACAGGTCGGCGATAAGCTGAAGATTGGTGAAAACGAACAGGCTATTAATAGCATTGATAGATCGAATGCTGATTACGATGTCGTTACGCTAGCTGCCGCATTGACTGGAGCTACGGCTAATGCCTTTGCTGTCGTTGGGACAGATGTGCCAAATGCGGTGGTAGAAACAGACAAGGAGTATAAAACCAATATGGATTTTCAGACTGTTTCTGCAGGTTATGATGTGATTATTCTGAAAGAAGTAGCTTATCCGATGCCAGAAGATTGGCTTTTGGGCGGATGGTGCATGAAGAATAATCCAAGTATTAAATATGTAAGACAATAAGCTATGCCGGGATTATTTTACAGCTCTATTTTTGGCGAACTGACCAAACAGGTACAGATTCGTATTGATGCCGCTTCTCAATTGAGAAAGCGTTTGTTTGACCAGAATATCTATGAACGATATTTGGATTGGGACACCCCTACTGTTGGTTTGAACTTCGAAGAAATAATCGGACAGTATAACCTAAGCGTTGCAGCTGCGACCTTGGACTCTAAAGGTAAAGAGCCTATTATGGGAACCGAGGGCTTTAAAACGTTGAAGGAGAAGGTTCTTGCTCATCAAATGAGTTATTCTATGCCTATTGAGGATTATCGCAAGGTTCTTCAGGTTCTAGATTCTCGTATGCTGACTGATGATCAGAAGACTCAGCAATTAATCAATCTTATGTGGAACAATGTCACAAAGGTGGTAAATTCTGTACAGTCCAAACTGGATATTATCTTCTTGGGTGCTCTTTCAAACAAGGGAGTATTCACTTTTGATGCAAACAACAATCCTGAAGGTGGTGTAAGAGGCGTTATTGACTATAAGATGCCGTCTGAAAACATTGCAAAGACTACGGTTGATTGGGTGCAGGGGAACGAAAGTACAGTAGACTGTTTTGAAGACTTGCAGGAGATTTTGGACGCTGCTCAGGATAAGGTTACATTTGACAAGATTCTAATCTCCCAAAAGAGACTATCTTTCATCCTTCGTAACAAGAAGATGAAGCAGGTGATTTACGGTACAGACAAGATGGGTACTCCTCTGCTGCTTGGCGGATTGAATGAATTCATGCGTCAAAATGGATTTCCGGCATTTGAAATTATCAGACGTACTACTCGAATCCAAAATAACGGTAAGTTGACGGATTATCAACCTTGGAATGATAAAAACCTTGTCTTTATTCCTGCCGGTAAACTTGGAGTTATCAAGAATGCTTATGCAGATAATGAATTGAGGCAAGAGCGTGGTGTTACTTACTCAAACTACGGAAGAATCCGGGTATCTCAATGGGGTAAGGGTGAGACTGACAATTCAAACGGTGTTGAGTTTACTAAAGCTCAGTCATTGTCTTTGCCGGTCATCACTGAAATTAACGGTATTTACTCGTTGACTGTTGAATCGTGACAATAGGTGACTACATAAAGCAATGTTTTTCTCCGCTTGGTGACATATCAGATGCTGGAGTAGAAAAGTTCGCGTTGGGGCTGGGAATTGATCCGAGCTCCGATGTGGACATTAGTACAAAAGTGAAGATATCCGGTTCGGTGGATAAGTTTATGGATAAAATCCTTACTCATCCTACTTCTGTCTCAGAGAATGGATTCTCTAAGTCTTGGGGGGCTGATACACTGTTGAACTATGCAAAATATATGTTTAAGATGTATGGCATAACTCCTAATGACGATACGGCAGCTTTGGTTGGAATAAGTATCATTAAAGACGCATCTAATATTTGGTGATATGCTAGAAGAAACTCCACATAAATTGCAAATACAAGTTATTACTCCGGAAGAGAATGACGAGTATGGGCGTTTAATTACAGGAACCGGTGGAGAATCTTGGCAGGATGTAGCTGAATGCTTCTGCCATGATAATTCACAACAAAAGGAAGTGTCGGTAAATGGTGAACGTTGGATGTACAATTATCATGTGGTTTACGAAGGGGAAAAGATTCCCTTAGGAAGTCACGTGAGATGCTTGGATTCCGACGAAAATACTGTTGGCGGAGGTGAGGTGAAGAAAAATGCCGAGTGTTATTCGGAAGAGTTTAAAGGTAGATGTGACATTTGGATATGATTGCAACAACAGACATCGCGAACATAATATTTAAGGATTGCAAGGCTTTTGGGATATCCGAAGTATACCAGAGAGGTAATATACCTGAAGGTAAGGTAAATGCTGAAAGGATTGTAGTTTATCCCAAGACTCAACAGCCCGATACTTATTGGGAGAAGGGATACGTTGAAGTTAATCTTTGCGTTCCTTTATCAAAGTCGGGGAAGGCCAATTTGATTCGTTTGAATGAATTGGAGAGAAAGGCTAAAGAGATGTTCAAAGATGGAGTTGTAGGGCAATATGACGGTTCATGGTATCGGTATTCTTCTGAAACTATCGGAATAGAGGAAGATAAAGAGTTATGTTGTTACTATGTGAATGTGAAATTATTATTTGAAGTATTAAACGTAAATTAAAAAGATATGAAACCGTTTATAGGAATTAAAAAGATTTGGTACGGTGATGTTATTACTTCTGCTGTAACTAAAACTAGCCTTAAAACTTGGTTAGGTACTGCTACAGAAGTTGAGAACTCTCATCAAGATACTTGGGGGTATACGGAGGATGATCCTAACTATACCGATTATATTAACGAGTTGAATGGTAGCATCTATTATCGTGATGTGACACAAAAAGGGGCTAAAACAATTGCTTTCACTATGGGCGTTTTCTCCTTTGATGATAAGGTAGATCTGCAAGGTGGTGAAAAAGTTGATACAGACGCAGGATGGGCCGCTTCTGATACTCCGGGGATTATCAATAAAGCCATTGTTGGACAGACGAAGACCGGAAACTATATTGTATTCACCAATGCTGCGGTCATTGCTAAAGGGAATGTTGTGGAAAAAAATATTGGTTTGGGAGTAACAGCTGTTGCTATGGAAAATCCTAGCGCTGGCGTGAAGAGTGACTATATGTTCGACGGAGAAAAAGTAGATGCTGCATGAACTGACGAAAAGGTAGTACTTGCTTCTTCTGGATCGCTTCCCCTAAATAGTTATTCAACTAGATCAAGGCGGGTGAACGCTGGAACTGCTGTTAACTATGAGAGGTCTGGAC